GGGTCGAGCTTGACCATCTCGGTGTCGCCGTCCAGACCGATGATGCGAGCCACACGCTGGGTGTCGTAAATCTTCGGAATCAGGCCAACCAGCTGACGAGTGACATGCCGGACAGCCCGCGCCAGATTATCGACGTAATGATAAGTGCCAGTGTCAGACTGACGCTCGCGCGCCAAAATCGCCTTGCCCGAACGCTCATTAGAAGTGGCTCCCAAGCTGGTGTCATACTGCCCTGTGGTCGACTTGATGTCGTCTGAGGCACCCATTTTGGCCTGAATCAGGCCAGTTTGTGGCAGTGGAGGCGGCGCGCGCTGTGGTAGTGGAAGCACTGCACCATTTCCGTCCGTTACGTCGGGATTTACCTCCAAATACGGCCAATTTTGCGTGTTGGCCGTCTTCCACTGCATTTCGTAGCCTTCAAACTGGCCGCCGTAGCCAATAAATGGCGCTTTTGGTGCCAAAGCAAGCATTTCTGCCTCTTGTGACGTCCAATAGTTGTACATCCGCTGCGCATCCTTGGCATTTCTAACCAATCCAGACACGTACAGCTTGCCATCGACCTCAAATTCGTTGCCAACCACGCGCACAACCGGTATGTAGTCGCCTGCCCAGTCGCTTTTTTCCAAAAACTCGTAGCCGTTGGTCTTGCACCACTTGACCCGCTTGGCGTCTACTTGACGAGTACGCACGGGTTTGACGCCCATCATCTTCAACTGCTTGGCTTCGGGCGAACCCTCAAAAGCCGTGATGTTGCCTGGGTACAGATGCAGTGTCGCTTTTTCGTATTCGATGTAGTAATACTCAGCGATACGCACCGTGTCTTCATTGATCCAGATGCTGATCGACTGGTCGCCAATACCCAGCGTTTGCAGGCTAGAGATAGGTGATGCGTCAGGAAACAGGCGCTCGTATTCTTCGCGCTGCAAGTCTTCCGTTACAAAACACCACTTAGCGTCTGCGCCGCATGGGTCTTGAATGGTTGGATCCATGTAGACCGAAAACGAGTTCCTCACCCGCATGATCTTGATGTCTTGATCGAAGGTGTTGTCGTCGCAGTACTCGGTAATGATGCGGATGTAGCCTTCACCGTAAGCTACTTGGTTCTCGCAGGCGGTGTCGTAGGCAACGTCGGCGTCAGAGATGTACTCGATGTGCCTGACCATGCCGTTGTAGATTTCGGCGACTTCGGGGTCGGCGTTGTCGTCAGCGGGTATAACTTTGCCGCTCGGACGGTTTTGTCTTTGGTCGTTCGTGACTTGTCGGACATGCTGGGGCAGCTTGTTAATGGTCAAACAAGGGCGGGCGTTGATCGTCTGCCCTTGCACCGCACCGCGTGTAGCCAAGACGTCGGCTGGCCACTGCCAGTGGTTATCTGGCGAGCCTGCGTAGAAGCGCAGGTCATCTAGTTCATCTTCACGGGACTCAGACAGCGCGGAGAGCGTCATTTGCAGACGAGTCCGCATGGTTGCCAGCGTGTCGCTGTCGCTCTCGTCACCCTTTTTAGTGGGTGGGTTACCGCCGATCGCAGCAACTTTAGCAGCCGAATTTATGCCGGTGTAGTCCATTACTTTTTGCCTTTAGCTGGCGCCTTAGATTGTGCTGATCGCTTGGTGGCGTATGCGATGGCCACGGCCTGTTTCACAGGCTTGCCAGATTGTACCTCGGCCTTGACGTTTTTACGAAAGGCTTCTTTGCTTGATGACTTAACGAGCGGCATTATCGCACTCCCATAAACTGTCGTAACTGTTTGACATACTCTAGCTGTTCGGGGGTGGGCGTTAGCGCCGATGGGTCACCCGACAGTATGCGCGCAGCCAGAGTCTGCCGTATATCGTCAATATTACCTGTTCCGTAGGTTGAAAACGCTTTTTCTTGTTCGGGCGTTAACGCGTATCTGGGTGACGGTAACATCTTCCGGCGCATGTGAACGCGGGCGGCTTCGTTTAACTTGACCGCTTCTTGTTCTTGCGGCTTTAACGTACTGTACGGGTTCAAAATAATTTTATCGTCTTCCGCTGCCATGCCGGCCACGTTCGGGTTCTTTTTAAAGTATTCCAGTTCGGACTCATACGGCTCACGCATTCCTACGCCGTACACGCCTTCTGGATACCCTGTCACGTTGCCGGGCATCTTACTTCCCCTTTTTAGCCGTCTTAGCAGACTGCTTAAAATCTTTCGCGGTTGGCGCGCCTGCCGAGCCGGGCTTTCTCATCTTCTCGCCAGAGCCCGCCTTAATGCGTGCCTGTTTGGCGTGAATGTTTGCGTAGAGTCCTGGTTTAGTAGCCATTAGCATTTCCACCTTTTCAAAGCTGCTTTCGCTCGTTCGCCGTCTTTAGCGTTGGCCGCGACAGCCCCCATTCTCGCGCAGAACGACTTCTTCCTACCCTCGTCTGCTTTCGTTTTCGGACTCGGTGCCGGTGCTTTCAAGTTCGAGCCTGTCTCACGGTTGTACTTCTCCCGCCCCTTGGCTGTCAGGCCGGCGCCCTTGCTGACCGGTAGCTTCTCGCCCCGGCCTACACTTAACGACACACTCTTTTTAGTTGCCATCTTAGTGCCCCATCCATCCAGTTGCTACTGTCGTCTGCTGATACCCTCGCGGTGCTGACCGTGTCGCCCGTTCGTAGCTCGACTCACGGCTAGCTACGGGAAACGCGAACGTCACTGCCAGCGCGTCGGCTGCGTCAGGGGACGCTAGCCCTCTCGACTTCATCTCTTTCTTGCCTTCCAGATAGATCGTTCCCGACGAGTCGGGCTTTTTCATCGGGCCGGTCAGGTCGGCTTTCAGTTGCCGGTCGTTTGGGATGCTGGCTGTCTTTAGCCAATCCTTCATCGCGCCCCACATCTCAGCACGCTTGTTGCCCCACATGACGGGCTTGCTCGACTTCCATCCGAAGTTCACTCCCCGCACCTTGTAACGCTGTTCTTTTAGCCTGTCAAGTACCCCGTAGCCCAGACCACCTTCGTCGATCACCGTCAGTGCTGGCCGGTACTCTTCGATGGCGTCAATCACCCGGCCAACGGTCGTCATGGTGTCCTCGCCGTGGTACCGCTTGATCGCTATTAGATCCCGTCCTTGTCTGACGACGATGACGGTTGCGTCCGCGCCGCCGCGAGCTGGGTCAACGCCGACAACAATTGGCGCCGTCTCGTCCTTGTAGCGTGGCCTTTGGGCGGCATCGTCGACAGCAGACGCACCAATAAACTGATCTTCGCCAGCCGATGGGAATTCACCGTAGACCTCAACCCTAGCCTGTGGCGAATCCTCGCCATACTCCGCAATGATCTGCTCATATATCTGCTTGTCCGTGTCCTCGACCGTTCTGGAGTCGATGTTCTCCGTTTGCCAGAAGTTACGCTTGGCGTGGAAACACTCGTAGAAGTAGCCTTGATTGCGCCGTGGGTTGGAGAACGCGAACCAGTACCTGTCTAAGATCGGTTCCGTAAAGAAGCCCGCACCGACCGACCAAATGCCGTCTGGAATACCGGACGCCTCATCAAAGATCAGCATCATGCCGTCGTGGTTGTGAACACCGGCGTAGCTGTCGGGATTCTCTTCCGACCAGAGCTTGCCCTCCGCTGCCCAGTAGCGCGTACCCTTTTTCAAGTCCCGCTCGACCAGCTCGGTTAGCCACTTAGCGGGCACCAGCTTGGTTGCGCTGATCTCCCACCAGTGGTTGTTAATCACCATCGCCTGCCACTTGGTCAGCTCACCCCATGTGACCGACCGCAGCTGCGCTTCGCTGTTGGCTGACACGATCACGGAGGAGCCTATGCGGGTCGACAGCATCCACAAGACGAGCCAAGAGACGAGCGCGGACTTACCAATCCCTCGACCGGACGCGACCGCTGTTCTCAAGGCGTCCATGTCAATCTGACCGCGGTTATTCTTGATGTGGCTGGCTATCCTGCGCAGTATCTTGCGTTGCCAGGTGCGCGGGCCTTTGAACTTGGCCAGTGGCGTGTTGGGTTGCCCCCACGGGAACGCGAACAGCACGAACGCCTCAGGGTCGTCAGCGATGGTCGGCGCCCAGAGGCGCGTCATTAGGAGCTGCTCGCCCTCGGCGTCATAGATCGGCTGTTGCGCCATTATTTACCTTGCAGTCGTTTCAAGTCTTGCAGGTGGTCGGAGCCTATAAAGTACACGCCTTTGGGCTGCGACAGCAACCAGCGTTGACGGTACTCGTTGGCTTTGTTGGCCATCTGGCGTGCGGGCGTGTCGTCAGACTCCCACATGTCGCGTTCGCCTCTATCCAGAAACGCAGCCACGTTTTCCTTTGACGCCGGGCGCTGGGCTTCTTGCAAGAACTCCGGCCCCATGTTTTGCAGGAAAGTTGCCAAGGTCTTGCTGTCAAACTTGCGGTCTTTAAAGTACCCGAACTTGTCTTGGTTTTCCAAGATGCTGTCAAATATCGTCTTGTCGCTAGGCAGTATGTCTTTTTGCTTGTTTACGTCCGTGTTGGTGAACAGCGTAAACAAGAATTCTGACGGGTAGCCTTTGACCGCCTTAGACGCCGCGTCATCCCACGACCCTTTATATGACACGCCCGGCAGTTTGTCGCCGCCCGTGCCTTCATAGTACGCGCCGTGTTGCGCAGCCTCTGCTTTGATGCGAGCAGGCAGCGTCATGGGTTCGCCATGCACTTGCCCGACAAAGGTCACGCCGGGGCGTGGTGAGTAAGTCTGTATTGGCGCGGTAGGTGTGGCGTAGGCGTCAGCGCCGACTGCTTGACGCAGTACATTAACCGACGGTGGCGCGAGTGCGTTCAGTGGCATTTTCCAAATACTCCGGTTGCTGTTCCGTAATCAGCCCGTCCAAGACGCGCTCTTGTGCCTGCTGCAGCGCCTGCGTGATGCTGATCTTGTTGGTGATGTCGACACTAATCTCTTGGCGGGCCGTCCAGCCGTGGGCGTGCTGCAGAATAGCCAGCGCTGCCTTGCTGTCGCCAGACCGGGCTGCTTCGCGCAGGTGGGCTGATGCCTCCATCTCGCTGTCGGCGCGGCCTTTCATGGCTGCCATGTCGGCGGCCGGGTCAAGCTCGCACAGCTGCCTGAACTCGGTGGGCAGCATGCCAGCGGCCAAGGCAAGCGAGTCGCCCTTCAGACCCAAGGCAGCCGCGTCATAGATGGCCTGCAGCCTGGCTTCGGTCGCCTCGACTTTGCGCGGTGAGAAGGGTATCGATTTGAACATACGCGGA